CCAGCCGCCGTACTGCTTCACGGTGGCGGTCATGGGGGTGACGGTCAGAGCCTGAGCGTTGGGGGTCACGCCCTCGGTCAGAGGCTCGGTGGCCTTGGGCAGGCTCTCGTACTTGCGGAACTCGATGGTCTTGCCGTTGTTGGCCGGGATGGGGTACTTGTCGCCGAACTGGTCATGCACCAGCAGCGGCTCCGCCTGGTCCAGCAGACGCTTCTCGTAGTAGGTCTTCATCTCGGCGCTCATGCCGGTCGCGCCGGTGTGGTTTGCAGGCTGCGCAAACAGCTGCAGATTCATGTGGATTTTCATTTGTGTGCTCCTTTCGTGTCTTGCTTTATTGAGAGGCTTCCGCTTTCCGGATCTTCCCTCAAGAACGGTGAGAGGTTTTCTTTCGGTCAGCAGTGCCTTTCGGTTAAAAAGTGATGATCTGTCCCCGCATGGCGCGGCGTTCCAGCTCTTCGCACTGCTGGGGCGTCAGCTTGGAGACGTCCGTCTTCAGCACCGCCGCACCGCCGGGGTTGGTGCCGTTCTCGGCAGGCCGTGCGCCCCGCTGGCGGATCCGGGCTTCCACGCCCTTCTCGACGGTCTTGGCCGTCTGGGTGGTGCGCCGGGCCATGATGTCGTCGAAATAGCGGGCCTTGTAAGCGTCCTCCATCTTCACGCCCAGCTTGAGCATCTGGGCAAAATCCGGGTCAGCCAGTGCCGCTTTGACGTCGAAGCCCGGGTCTTCGGCCCGGATGCGTTCCACGGCGGCGTCCCACTCCTGCTGGATGGCTTCCATCTTTGCGGCTTCCGCCCGCTGCTGCTCGGCGGCGCGGTGCTTGGCGTTCTCGCTTTCCAGCGCGTCCATCTCCTTGGCCAGCTGGACGCTGATGCCCTTCTTCATGGCCATGTCTTCGTAGTAGGCGTCGTCCTTCACGACGCCGCCCTCCACGGCCGCAGCCAGTGCCTCGTAGTCGCCGGGAGCAGTGCCGTACTTCTGGCCCAGAGCGTTCAGGATCCGCCCTACCGGCCCCTGCTCGTTCAGGATGCTGTCGTAGGCTTTCTGGGTGGCCTGCACGATCATCTCGCCAAACTCCCGGTTGTACTCGCCCCGCATCAGTTCGCCGAAGGCTTTCCGGTGTGCCTCCGGGTCGGTGCCGCTCTTGTTTGCCGCGCCGTCCTGTTTCTCGCCTTCGGCGGTGTCTTCCTCTGCCTCCGGCTCTTCCGCCGGGCTCAGCATCTCGTCCACCTGGGCGGCAGCAGCCTCCCGGCCTTTGCCCTGGACGGGGGCAGACGTCGCCTTTTCTGCCGCCGCAGGGGCGGCACCATCGCCGCCAGCAGCCGCTGCACCGTCACCGCCCTCCGCAAACAGCTGCAAGTCCACCGCCGGGCTGCACTTGCATCTTTTCTTGAAGTTCACATTCTCCGGGTACTGTTCGGCCAGCAGGTCCAGACCGTCGGCCACAAGTTCGAACTTGTCCCGCATGAGGACGCTGTCGCCCGCCTCCACATTCAACACCGGGCCTTCCTCGCCCTGATAGATGCAGCTCGAGGTGTGTTCGTCCTCCGCGGCGCTGTAGGCCAGCGTCTGCATCAGGCAGCTCACCGCCGCACACACGATGTCCTGCCCCGCCGGGGCATATCCCGCGTGGCCCTCGGCCCTCATCGCCAGCGTCCCGCCCTCCGGATCTTCTACGTAGATAATTTTGATCATGTATAACCTCCTGATCTCTTTGTCCTCTGTGGCAAGGCCCGCCCTTTTGTGTCCTATTGGGCCTTGATCGTCCCGCTCCGGCCTGTCCGGCCTGCCAAGGGCTTGCCCCTTGGGAGAGCTGGCGCGAAGCGCCTGAGAGGGCTACTTATTCGGGTTGTTGATGTTCATCGCCCTCTCGGCTGCCTTGGTGGCCAGCGGGTTGGTCCCGCCGCCCACCTGTCCGCCCAGAGAGTTGGTCACCGTTTTTGCGCCGGCCTCTCCGCCGCCGCCTCCGCCGGTCATGGCAGCGGCAGCGGCCCCGGCCTGCTCGCTCAGGTTGGATCCGTTCTGCTGGTCGATGACTGCCGCCATCTGCTGGATCTGTGCCATCGCCTGTTGCAGCTGCTGGTACAGGGTGCCGTTCTGGGCCACCCTCTGGCGCACCTTCTCGATGCCCTCGAAGTCCATCATGTCCAGACACGCCAGTGCAGCGTCGGCGTTGGCCGGAGCAAAGAATCCCAGCTGGTAGCACTCCTTCGCCGTCTCGTTCTGGGAGAGGCGGCTGAAGGTGCTCTTTTTGGCCGCGCTCACCGTGATGTCGAACACCGGCTCATGGGCGCCCAGTTCCACGCCGCCCACGCTCTCCACCGGCTGTGGCCGCAGCATCTGGCCGGAAAACTCCCGGTACTCCGTGCCGCCCTGCTGGCCGGTGATCCGGTAGACGCGGCTCTCGTCGTAGAACTGCCGCATCAGGTCGATGATGAAGTAGCATTCTTTTGCAAAGGAGCGGTAAGAGCTCTTCAGCATATCCCGGCTGAGCTTCGAGCCTGCTTCCTGCAAGGCTGCGATGGCCGAGGCCGCCGTCAGGCCGCTGGTCGCGCCGCCCTGGTTCACGTCCCGGTTGCCGCTGATCTCCTTCAGCTCGGCCACGCGGTTCTGCTGGTATGCGATGGTGTTGGAGGGCAGCGGAGCCGTCTCCAGCTCCATAAAGCCCCGCTCGTCCAGCCGTCCCGTGATATGTACCACGTCCTTCGCCGTGTCCAGCAGCTCGTCCTCGTTCACGCCCGCCGTGTCCGAGATAAGGTAGCGTTTCTTGGCCGCTGCCAGCGTGTTCTCGTCCATGGCCTGGGTCATCCGGTCGATGGTGTCCTGGGTGTCCTTCATCACGTCGATGTACCCGAAGCCCGCCGGGCTGTTCTCTTCCACGAAGAGCGGGTCGAACACAAAGGGATATTTTCCGTGGTCGTAGAAGCCCGTCTCGGCCATCGCCGGGTCGTTCTCGCTGGCATAGAGCACCACACCGTTGCAGAACTTGCAGTAATGCACCACGGTCTGACCGCCGGGTTTCTCCCGCTTGTAATACCAGTCCACCACCACGCTCTTTTCGCTGGTGTCGATGTTCTGGTCGCTGACGTACTGCCCCACGGTGATGCCGCTGCTGCCCGCCTTGCCCTCCAGCTGAGGCCACCGGGCCGTCAGACGGTCGTTGTCAGCCAGCGCCAGACTGAAAAAGTTGGCCGAGTCCTGGATGTCCTCAACGCCCGGCTCCCAGTAGAGCATCAACAGATCCATGCTCCGGATGGCGATGTCCCCGAGTCCGTCCCGCAGCGCCGGGTCCCAGAAGATGCCCTTGACGCCGGTACCCTGCTTGAGCTTGCGCCACCAGGTGTCGCTGTACACGCTCTCGTAATCGGCCTGTTCCAGCAGCACCGGCAGGATCTCGGAGAGGAGCTTTGCCGTCTCCTCGTCGTCCTGCGCTCTCGGCAGCACGTTCGGCTCCGGGTAGTTGTCCATGGCGTCGGCGTGTTTGTTGGCGATGGAGTTGAACAGCCACCCCGTGCTGGGGGCGCGCTTGCCCTCCATCACCCGGTTGCCGTACTGCTTCCAGTGGCCCAGCTTGTACCATTCCTCGTTGTCGATGATCCGCTTGTCGAGGCTGGCCTTGGCCGACTTATACTTCTCCAGCACAGCCATCGCCTCGCTGATCTCCTTCTCGCCGATGGGCTGCTCTCCGCTCAGTACATCGGTCAGGCTCTCGCTGCCCTCTGCAGCGGAGCCCGGCAATTCCTCCGGCCCGCCCGGTACACCGGCAGCAAGGCCCTGCAGGCCGTGGGCTCTGTCCCCAAAGCCCTCTCCCGCCATCGCCTCCAGCAGCTTTTTCTCCGTTTCGCTCATATCCTCATAAACCTCGTCTTGTCCTTCCTCGGATCCATATCCAGCGGGTCGTCCAGCATGGGCGGCGGCTGGGTGTGCTTTGCGGCGCTGATGGGGTTCTCCATCAGCACATACCGGCACTCGTCGTAGATGTGATCCTCCTGCGTGGTGTCGATGTCCTCCACATTGCTCTCGTCATAGACGAGGTTCGGGATGGTGCGGATGAAGTGCTTGCAGGTGTTGAAGACCTGCAGCATCGGCCTGCCGTCTTCGCCGAAAGCCAGCCGGTAGTGGAACTGCATCTTGCCCGCCAGACGGGTGTGATCGCCGGGCATCCAGTGCAGGAAATTCGGGCTCCTCTCCTGCATGTCCGCGATGCTCTCGCCCCGGCTCTCGTCGAAGATGGCCGGGTCGGCGATGCCCAGGATGACCCGGCCTTTCAGCAGCGGGTCGTTCTGCTCTGCTTCCCGGATCATCCGTGCCTGCTCCATCGGGTCCTTTCTCAGGCCCTCGTTGGGCGTTCCGGTGCAGCCGTACAGCTCCTTGATGCGGTAGAGCCGCCCGCGCTCGTCCGCTGCGTACCACCCCACCGAGAATGGCTTCGAGAAACCAAAGTCGTATCCCCGCCAGATCTTCCAGTGCTCCGGGATGGGGAACGGTTCGATGACGTGGGTCCACCGCTGGTCTTCATAGTGGTTCGGGTCGTTCCGCCACTCGGTGAACACCTGTCCCGAAAAGCTGTCCCAGTTTCCGTAGAGCAGCGCCTGCTTCTCGGCCTCCGGCAGCGAGGCCAGTGTGCCGATGTAGCCCGGGTCGTTTTCCAGCAGCGCCGGATTGTCAAAGACGGTGGACGGGATAAAGATGCGGGTGCGCCGCCGGGTGATCTCTTTCCCTTCCGGCGCTTTTACCTTCACCAGCTGTACCATCCGCGTCCCGGCAGGTGCCGGACTGATAAACCGTGCCTTCACCCAGCCATGGCCTACGCCGCCGGGGTTGGCCGTGGCCCGGATGTACACCCGGGTGCCGGGTCCCGAGGGGCGGTTGCGGCTCATGACATAGCTGTACTCGTCCCAGGTAAAGTGGGTCAGCTCGTCCACGCCGATAAAGTCGAAGGCTTTGCCCTGATAGTTGTACTTGTCCTGTGTGTGGTTCAGACTGCCGAAATAGATCTTCGCCCCGCTGGGGAAGGTCCAGCAGTGGCTCGAGCCGTTGTACCTCGCTTTGGGAAACACCGGCTTGTAGTACCGCATGGTCTTGTCGATGAGCTCCGAAAGCTGCGGGTAAGTCTTTCGCAGGATGAGCGCCCGGTAGTGCGGGATGTGTACCTGCCGCAGTGCCTCGATGACGAGGGCGTCGCTCTTACCGCCTCCGGCAGCGCCCCCGTACAGAGCCTCGTCCTCGGTGCGCGCCATAAAAGCGGCCTGTCTCGGCTGCGGCGACCAGATCACCGGTCGTCCTCCGCGCCTTTTCTCCTCCACTCTGTCTGCCTCCCCTCTGTCGCAAGGCCCGGTGCTTCACGCCCCGCCAAGCTCTTCTTGTCCCGCCCAGACTTCCCCGGCCTGCCAATGCCTCGCCCTCTGGGAGAGGTGGCAGCGCGCAGCGCTGACGGAGAGGGCTACTCCACCATCACCTCCGGCCCTTTTTCTTCCCGGCCCTCGGCCCCGATCTCCACCAGCGGTGGGGCATCGCCCTCGCTCTGGCTCTGGGCCGGTACCATCGCAGCAGCCTTTTCGGCCACGGTCATCAGCACGGTGGCCATGGCGGCTGCATTTTTGTCGCTCATCACCCGGCCGCTGTACCGTTCCAGCTGGGCGTCCAGTAGTTTTCGCTCTTCGCTGTCCAGCTGCCGGTCGTAGCTGTCCTCGGCAGCGTACAGCACAAGCCCTGTCTCCGTGGCGTCTGCCAGCTCCTCGGCGTCGCTCTTGAGCAGTGTGCCTACCGCAAAGCAGCGGGATCGAGCGTCCTCGTCCAGCTGCCGATGGAGCTTGGCCTGTACCTGCGCGGCCCGCTGGCTCTCGTCCACACGGCTCTGCAAATAGCTCACCTGCGCCCTCGCCCCGAGGCTGGCCCGGATCGCGATCTCCCGCGCAGCAGCCTGCCGCTCTTTTGCAAAGGCGTCGCTCCGGCCGGCTTCCTCGGCCATCCACGAGCGGATGGTGCTCTCCGGTACGCCGTACCGCCGGGCTACCGCACAGATGGATCCAGACGACAGCATGGCCATCAGCACCTCGGCCCGCACCTTCGGCGGGTACTTCCGCCCCCGCTGGGAGCCCTTTACCGTGTTTTTGCAATACCTGCGCCCTGCCATGCTCTGCCTCCCCTCTGCCGCAAGGCCCACGTTTTTGCGCTTCGTCGGGCCTGTTTCGTCCCGCTCAGGCCTGCCCGGTCTGCCAAGGGCTCCCCTCGGTAGGGGAGCTGGCGAGCGAAGCGAGACTGAGAGGTTCTTCCTTCTCAGCCTACCACGCCTCACGGGGCAAAACTACTGCGGACATTTTGCCCGCAGTAGTTTTGCAAGGTCTCGCCGCAGGCGAGCACGGGTTGCGGCTCCCAGCGGTCATTTCGCTGCCGCTCATGCCCTGCTGGCCGCTGCCCCAACAACTCCTCCCTGTTTCCGCCACTGGCGGCGGTCGTCATCGTTGCCCCTTCGGGGGAGCTGTCGGCGCAGCCGACTGAGAGGGCATCAGCCCTGCCGCCGCCGCATACACTGCCACGGTGCTCAGCGCCTCCAGTTCCTTGTGGTAGTAGGTCGTCCGCCCGATGTGCAGCTTCGCCACCACCCGCTCCTCCGGCATCCCGTCCAGATACCGCAGCTGTAAAAGCCGCCTGCATACCGGGTCTTCGGCCTCGTAGTAGTCCATCGCCAGCGCGATCACACCCGCCCAGTCGCTTTTTCCCTGTCCACAAGCCCGCAGCTCCGCCCGCACCCGTCGCTTCTGCTCCCTGGTCAATCCCTCGCCGCCTTTCTTCCGCGCGCGTTAAAACGCAAAATACCGGTACTTTGTCTGTCAGGTGCGAACTTTCGCACTCTCCCGCTTCACCATCACCACATAGCAGCGCAGCTCGTCTGCGTCCCAGCCCTCTTTTTCGTCGCCCGGCGCTTCCGGCTCCGGCACGACGCACCGCACGAACTTCCAGCCCGGATACCGTTGCTCCCACCAGTAGGCGTTGTCCTTGCAGTCGGTGCAGCCTTTGCGCAGCTGCTTGCGGCTCCATCGGGTATCGTTGGGGGTGTGCTCCACCGGCAGCGTCAGGTTCCGGGTCTCATACCACCGCATCTGCCCGTGCTTCTCGAAGTATGTGATCAGGTCATCCAGCCTGTTTTGCAGATTTAACCGGTCGGCGTTGGCTGTGCCAAGGCTCTCCACGCTGCCGTCCGGCCAGCGCATGGCCCACTTGTCCTCCAGCAGCTGTCGGAAGTCCGCGTTCTGCCGCATGGTCAGTCCTTTGCACTCCACCAGCAGATGATGGTGGTAGCGCCCGCTCTTTCGTCCGCAGCCGGTCAGGCCCATCACCCGCAGCTCCACGTCTGGGCCGTACAGCTTTGCGATGGCAGCCTTTATCCGCCGGGTGTAGTTGCGCAGATCCCGCTGGGCCTGCTCCATGCTCTCCGGCAAAAAGGTGTCTATGTAGGTCAGGGTCAGATAAAATCCCAGCACGGTAAAGTTTGCGTTGGCTTTCTGTACCCTTCGCCGGTGCGCGTGCTGGGCGTTCCGTTTTTTCTGCCGCTCGCTGCTGGGCTTTGTTTTCTTCCGGCGCTTGGCTGCGTGCTCCTCGGGTGTGATGGGGTAGAGGTCTACTTCCATGTATCCCTCTCCGCAGAGCGTTCTCTTCTCCCGGGTATAGCTCTTCTTCATCCTGTACCCTCCTGCTGCCTTGAGCTGGTAGTGTAGTTTTCTCTTCCGTGGTCATCACCGTCACAGGGATAACGGGTATACTAGCTCCCCAAAGCGCCCGCCCGGACGCTTCATTTAAGAAAGGCTCCCCTACCGAGGGGAGCTGCGTTCTCGCGCGGCCAAAGGCCGACGGGAACGCTGAGAGGTTCACTTTTATATAAACCGATATGCCTGCCGCCGAGCCTCCTCAGCAGCACCCATCTCGCCTTATATTTTTGTCGAAGACGCCCCCGATGGTTTCCCATCGGGGGCTTACCTGTCTGTATTTTTATGGCCTTGCCGGCTTTCCCGCCGCCGCCCAGTAGCCGTAGGTCAGCTCCGGTCGGCCCTCTTTTTTGGCGATGGCGTTGTAGGTCATCAGGTCGTGGACGTCGTAGTCCAGCGGCGTCGGGTCTTTTATCTTCCGCAGCACCGGCAGCTTCGGCCTTTTGCCCTTCGGCGCAGGCGGCTTGTCGCTCCGGGTGTTGTGCATGCTGACCTGCCGCACCTCTTTTCGGCAGGTCATTTTTGCGATGCCTCGCTTTATGCAGCGCCCGCCCTGCTGGTTGTAGGCGTAGTAGGCCCCGTTGTCGTCGCCAAAGACGCCCGCCTCCCACAGCTCCCGGGACGTACCCTCGCCCATTACGTTTCCGGCTGCATCGTAGCAGGTGTAGACATTCATCGTCCGGCCTTTTTCTCCCCGCCGGGGGCTGTCCTCCGGATGCAGCAGCTCGCTGCCGATGTTGTACTTCCGGCCCATCGTCCGGTTGTTCTCGCGCTTGGCCCACTCGCTGGTGTGGTAGCCCTTCGGCACGATGCCGCTGGCCTCCAGCTCTCCGGCTGTGCCTTTTGCGAGGACTTCCCCGGTCAGGTAGTCCTTTACGGTGTAGAGATTCGCTTTGCCCATCTGCTCTCCTTCAGCTGCGCCATTGCAGCCGCAGTCTTTTCTTCCAGCTTCTTTTCGCTCAGGATCCGCAGCCCGCCCTTCCCGGCCCGGCGTCCCAGCTCCTGCATCACAGCCCGCTTCAAAAAAGCCCGTTTCTGTTCTTCGTAGTCCCGCTCGCTCTGCTTGGCCCGGTCTTCGTCCGGCTTGTTCTCCACCATGATGTCTTCCTTCAGCGCAGCCTGCGCGCACCGGCGCAGATGCTCCATCGCCACATCCAGCCCGTCCGCGTGACCTTCTTCGTTCACCTGCCGGTAGTTGGCCAGCGCCTCTTCCTTCAGGCGGAGCAGTCGTTCCGTGCCGAAGCCCAGCTCATCCATGCAGGCCTTGGCGCACAGCGTCCAGACCATACTGGCCGCCACGTCGCCCGCCATCCGCAGCTGCTCTTCCCGCCGGGTGCGGGGGCTGCGCAGCACCGGCACCCGGAAGTCGGGATCTACATTCCTCGGCATCCAGCTGCGCCGCAAAGCAAGGCTCCTGTCCGTCGAGGGCATCCCTCGGTCGTTCGCTGTCATGGCTACATCCAGACTCTCCTGCCCCAGCTTTTCTGCCCGGGCCAGAACCTTGTTCAGCCGCGCCGCGCCAATGCCAAAGCTCTGATGCAGCGCGATCAGGATGCACCACCGGGTCATCTCAGCCGTTCCCTCCCGGGTCAGATCCAGCTCCGTCGTGAGACTCATCTTGTTCTTCTTCATGCTCTTTGTACTCCCTGCATTTCCTGTCCCGCCCAGCGCAAATAAGGCACTTCTGGCGGGTTATCTCAAAAACGTGGATGCACTGTTTCGTAAAAGGAGCCCGGGTTGCGGTTCCCAGCGTCTGCTTCGCTCCGCTTGCATCCTGCTGGCCGCTGCCCCAACAGCTTCTCCCTGCTTCCGCCACTGGCGGCGGTCGTCGCCGTTGCATTACGGTTCCCCAGTCTCCGCCATCAGGCGGCTCAGGTCTCCCAGCATCCCGCTCACGGTCTTGGAGAGGATGTTGATGGCGTCCTCCTGCAGGTCGCCCGGCAAGGCCCGCACCGTAAAGCCGGCCGCCACCATCTCCTGCTTCAGCCGGGTGTTCACCCGGCTCACCTCCGCCCAGAGCTTTGCCTCGTCCGGCGTCATCTTCCGGGCTCTGGGCCGGACAGCGCCCTTGATGAGGGCCGCCAGCTGGTGGAACTCTTCGTCGCTCACCTCTTTGTCGTCGCTCGCTGCGGCGATGGCCCGCGCCCGGTCGCTGGGCGTACCGGTGCGCAGGATCTGCTCGTATTCTTCCAGCTTCATTTCTGCTCCCCCGCATTCATTCCGTACAGCGCTGCTATAAACTTTGCTTCTTTGCCCTCTACGCCCTCGGTCGTCCGCAGGCCCTCCTGGTCCAGCAGCTTCCTTTCCAAACGCTGGCCCATCTGTTTCGCAAACCAGGGGTCTGCCGAGCCCTTGCCCATCACCTTCCTTGCCGTACCCACAGCGCCATGCAGGGCGCACATCACCACATCCTCCGGGGTCTCATTCTCCACTTCCATGCCCAGGATAAGCTCCCCCTCGTTCAGCTTCTTTACTTCGATCCGTACCATTGCACTCTTCTCCTTTACGCGCTATGCTTGTCGTTCTCCTCTTCCGCCCCGCTCTGGCTCCTGAGCTTGCTGCAGTACCGGCGCAGCCGCGCCTTCTCCGCCTGCTCAATTTCCAAGCCCCTGCCATAGCCCCAGCAGACGATGCCGCCGGCGGCCAGCAGCACGGCCAGGATGACCGCACCCGTCCAGCTGCCCACGGTGTCAAAGGTGATGCCGTCGCCCACCCCCGCCGCGCCGATCAGCAGCGCAGTGCCGGTCAGGTAAAGCGCCCGTATCCTCATTTTCATTGCAAATCTCCTTTCGCTGTGGTAAAATCGTTCTGGTGATAGGCCCTTTCAACCTGTCACTCGGAGGCTCGTCGGTGTTCCAGCACCGGCGGGCTTTTTGTTTTTCGGGGCCTTCCTGGCGTTCCGCTGGCAGATCTCCATAGCCTCCTGCCGCTGCTCCAGCGCTGCGTTTTTGTCGATGCGCCACAGCTTCGGCCCCTCCTTGTGTGCGGGCAGCTCCCCCCTCTGACACATCCGCCGCACCGTCTTCGGGCAGATGCCCATCAGCTCACCGTACTGCGCCACGGTCAGATACGCAGGCAGTTGCCTCGCGTCCCAGACCTTTGCCTTCCGCATGGTCATCCCCTCCTCACAGCCACTCGCTGCAAATGGTGTCGGCCACGTGCTTTGTAAACCCCAGCAGTTCGTCGCCCCGCTGGAACATCAGCACGGCAGCGCCCACGATGGGCAGCTTGCCGTTCGCCGTAAAGTCCGCCGGGGCAAGTTGCGTGGCCTTCTGGTTCGCAGGCTTGCACTTCATTCGGCCTTCTTCGTCCACCAGCAGCACCAGCCGGTCGGCTTTCTCCCGCGCCCAGGTGGCGTCCAGTGCCGACGGCACGGTCTCCACATATCCGCTCACCAGCTTCTGCAGGGTCTCCAACTTCGCGCCGTCCCCCTCGTCGCACTTGAGCACAAAACTCCGGTTCTTCGCCGGGATCACGATCATGTAACGGTTCATATTTTTTCTCCTTTCTCCCGCACTCTTCGGCGGGTCAGTTGTGTGTGGTGAACTTATACAAAAATCTTTCGATTTTTTCACAAGCTTGACAAATCAAATCGCAGCATTTGATTTTTGCATACAAAATTTGTATTCTTATTATTATAATTACTTTTTCCATCTTGTTCTCTTTGGACTATGATACAATACCCCCGGAAAGGAGGTGATTCTTTGATAGGCCTCTACAAATTTTACTTTCGGATACGCTGTCCTTTTGATTCGTTGGGCATCCTGCCTCCCGCCGGGTCTGAGATACGTTGTATCGCTCGCCCGAACGCCGTGCCGGTCTGGACGCCGCCGACGCCCTGTGACCATGCAAATCAAATCGGCCTCCAGAATTGCGAAATGTGTACAGCCGCCCTTTATCTGATGTTTGAGTCCGGCCGTATCCCGCTGGAATTTATTCCATCCTGCCCGGTGCGCACTCTTCCTGACCCCATTCGGCCATCTCTTGAGCTGCTTTCTGCACCGTTCCGGCCAGATCAGCGACCATAGCCGATATTTTCCGGTTATAGTCTGGGTCAACCAGCGCCATCCGCCGGGCGTCCATCCATGCCGGAAGAAACTCCCACAGGCCCATCGCCGCCATCAGGGTCTCGTTGTCTCCCTCGCGGCGGAACAGTCCCAGTGCATCGTAGTCCCTGCCCTCCTCTTCCACAGGAGCGCAAGGCTTTTTGCTCTCGTCGTTCATCTTTCCTCCTCCCTCCCGCACTCTTCGGCGGGTCAATCCTTTTCCCTTTGGGCATCTGTGCTGCAACACAGGTGCTCATTCTTTTTCTTCAAACAGGTAGTCCAGTGTACGGCCTTCGAATACCGCCTGAATGGCTTTCATCTCCCGCAGGGTAAATTGAGTCCGGCCATTCATTTTGTCATTCATCGAGCTTTCCGAGATCCCAATGTACGCCGCCAGCCCTCGCTGGCTGTAGTGATGCTTCTTCAGCTCCACCACCAGATTTGCAAACATCTTTCCTCCTTTCTCCCGCACTCTTCGGCGGGTCAGCTCCTTGTCCGCTTCCCCGCTGCGTGATACAATCCTTTCAGAAAGGATGTGTAATTATGACTTTTGTCGAAAAATTGACCCTTGTTTCCTCCTTTGCCGCTCTCATCTCCGCCGCAGCCGCCCTCTTCGCTTCCATTGCACAGGTCTTCATTGCTCGTAGTTCCAACCTGTATGCCTATAGACTTGAATCCGACAAGCTCTTTTTCCACGCCAAAGTCGAAGCCTACCAGCAGTTCTTCCAAGCCACTGACCGCTGCATGAATCTTCTGGATCGTACTTCCGCCGGCGATTTGCTTGCCCGCTGTTCCTATGCGATCCTCTTCTCTGAAGAGGATGCTACCTGTAAAAAACTCAGTGCGCTTTCAGCGCTGCTTATGGAATTCCGCTCTTCTCCTGCATCTACCAATGTTTTAGAAAAACTCAAGGTTGCTGAGTATGAAGCCGTCGAGGCTATGCGGCAGGAACTGCTACAGCTGCGTGAACCCCGGCACCAGCCACTCACAAAGCACAAGCACCGTGTATAAGTAGCTCACGCCGATGGAAAACAGGATATACCCCTGTCTCTCGCCATGCAGCCATACTTTCGCTACCCACACGGCTGCAATGTTCATCGCCCACACCGCCAGCAGCCAAACGATTGCTTCTTTCACTTTTCCTCCTCCCTCCCGCGCTCTTCGGCGGGTCAGCTCCTTTCGTTTGCTATAAATTTATGTTGATGATATACTTTGTGCAGAAAGGAGGTGATCTTCTATGCATTTCAAATTCAATGTCCGCCCCAAAGATATTCCGCTGTTGACTCGTGCGCTGCAATCGCTCGAGTCCGCTCCAGATTCTTGGTTCGAGGATATGTCTCCCGCAGATATTCAGCTTGTTAAAAACGCCGCTCGTGGTTTCCCTGCCAAAATTCGTTTTCACCTGCCGAATATCTCTTACGCAGAGTTCTTCGCATTTAATGCTTCCTGCGATTATCTGCTTGAGACCGGGAGACTTTCTTCCCGGGAGCAGGACATTCTTGAGCACTACTCTGATATGTCCGGCTCGATTCTTGATGAGTTCGCCGATTCGCTTCCCGATATGTGACCGTAATTGCCGGTACCTCATCCATTCTCAGCATCTTTGCCCGCCTCTGGCGGGCTTTTTTCTTTTCTTCTTTCACTTTTCCTCCTTCCTCTCGCACTCTTCGGCGGGTCAGCGGTCAACTGCGATGCTGGCAAAAGAGATATTCCATCCTCAGCCCCGGGAAAAGCACGTTCCGAACTTTTTCAGCTTCCGGGTATGTAAAATCAGTTTCTCCATTGATTTTGTTTCGGGCAGTTTTCTCTGAACATCCAATCGTGCTCATAATGTCCTTTACCGTCAGGCCGTTCCGTTGCATCTCAGCTTTCAAATTGTCCATCGCTTACGCTCCTTTCGCTCGTTTTGATTTACCGTATACGGTAAATCCGTTTTGATTCTACATCCTTAAACGGTAATTGTCAATACCGTTCCCGAAATATTTTATACAATTCGGTAATTTATTATTGACTTGCTGGGTTCTATTATCTATAATGGAGCCATACTACGAAAGGAGAAAATTCCCGTGTGGCTTGAAAATCTAAATCGATTGAAAAAGAGCAGTAGCATGACGATTGAAGAAATCTCTTGCGCCTCTGGTGTACCTAAAGGCACTCTGAACAAGCTCTTTGCTGGTCAGACAAAAGACCCCCAGTTGTCCACTGTTTCCGCCGTGGTTCACTGCATGGGCTATACTCTCGACGACCTGTCCGACGATACCGCAAACGGTAAGACTCAACTCACCCCCACTCAGGTGAAGCTACTGGACAGCTTCGACCAGCTCAACGACGAGGGCCAGACTAAGGTGATGGACTACGCCGAGGATCTGTGCCGTACCGGCTATTATAAAAAATGCCCTGCGTCTGGCCTGGGCGCAAAGGAAGCATAAAAAATAACCGCTCTGGCTGTACCAAAGCGGTTAATCTGTATATGGAGGGATCATAAATGAGAAAGCGGCTAACATCATTTGCCCTTGCAGGTTCCTCCTCTATATTCAAGTAAAAAGGTCTGGAGGATTTCCGATTGCTTTTATACTATATCGTTGGCGGTTCTGCCCTCCTTTCTCTGACTGTTGGCTACCTATGGGGTAATAAGACCGGACATCAGCAAGAGCAGCATTCACGAGAAGCAACTGCCGTTCGTCTGGATGCTGAAATCGCTCAAAAGAAGCAGTGGATTGAAAAACTGACAGAATCCTATGAAACCTACAAAAAACTCGAGCAAGGCGCCGAAAAAAACCTAAACCTTGAAACCGAGCGGCTTTTGAAAATTCGGGATCAGCAGCTTCTTACCCGCCAAAAAGATTATTCTCAGAAGATTGCTTCATTAGACGAAACCATTTCCAGAAAGCAGCAGGAAATCGAACGCCTTAATACAATGGCGGCCGATGCTCGTAATAATTTGGATGTTCACCGTCAGCAGGCCTTAGCTTCTTATATGGCTGATCTTGATTGTCAGAAACGTTTTCTTGCTGAACGTGAAAAGCAATTAAAGGAAAATCAAGCCATGTTGGATTCCATTTTGCATGCAGAACACCCCGATACTCCTTACTTTGCCAAACAATTTGCCGATTGCCTTTATTTGATTGATTTGAAAGCGGCTTCCAATCTGGAGAATAAAGTGCGTCCCGCATTTACCGCAGCAGAAAAGGTTCGTGAGATCTCTTGTCAAAAACGTACACTTCAAGAGCAATGCAAACTGCTCGAGTATCAGCTTTCTCTTTACGAAAGTGTTTTTCCATGGCTTTCTGATTTTAAGGAGATCAGTGCGGACGATCTGGCATCCGTTATAAATATTGCTGCTACTCCAGAAAACGAATATTCAACATTAAAAAATTGGCTTTCTCCACAGGAGTACCAGACGCTTTCCGAAACAGACAGGCTTCAGCTTGCACTCGATCGGTACTCTGGCCGGCAAAAAAGCAATTGGCAGGTTGGCATCGAGTATGAACGTTATGTCGGTTACTGTTACGAGCAAAAAGGTTATAAGGTTCGCTATTTCGGTGCAACTGAAGGCCTTGAAGACATGGGCCGTGATTTGATTATTTCCAAAGACAAAAAGATGTACGTTATTCAATGTAAGAGATGGTCTGTCGAAAAAACAATTCACGAGAAACATATTTTTCAGCTTTATGGAACAACTATTCTTCAAAAAATGGAACACCCTGATTGCACAGTTGGAAGCCTGTTTATTACAACCACCTCTCTTTCAGATTTAGCAAAGTCCTGCGCTGACTATCTTGCCATCACTGCTGTCGAGAATTTTCCCATGAAAGAATACCCTCTTATTAAATGCAATGTTTCAAAAGATGGAGATCAAATCTATCACTTACCGTTTGACCAACAGTATGACCGAGTCATAATCAACCCTTCCGATGGTGATTTTTATGCTTCGACGATTGCGGAAGCCGAATCCAAAGGCTTCCGCCACGCTTGGCGGTGGAGTGGTTCGTAATCTTCAATCCTTAGTTTATAATTCAGATTATAATTTAGAATCGAGGTGCTTATTTATGTCCACCCGCCCCCATCCCGAATCTGCCCGCATCATCCGGGAGGCACGGCAGGCCGCCGGGCTGACGCAGCTGGAACTTGCGGAGAAGCTTGGTGTCACCATCGGCACGATCGGCTATTATGAGCGAGGCGCAGGCCAGCCCAAAATCGATAATCTCTTTGCACTCTGCGACATTCTGCACATCAGACCCGCCGACCTCCTGAGCGCCGATACATAACCAAACGCCCCCGCCAGTGTTTCCACCAGCGGGGGCGCAAAGGAAGCATAAATAAAAAATCCCCGACACGAATATGTCAGGACTGTGAACAAAATTTTAATTTTATATGCGTGTCAATAGAGTTTTTCAACTTTTTTCGTGACATTTGCAACAGTTCATATTTTTTTCATATACAATTCGGGCTTGGCGGAGTATAATATGGATAATAGAACCCGTCGAGCCTCTGAGTGCGAAAGCATTCAAGCGTATCATGGCGGGTCTTTTTTTATACTTTTTTATCCATGAGGTTCTTTATGACGTTAAAAATCAAGGATTTCTGCACATATGAGCAACAGTTGGATATTCTTCGCAGACGCGGACTCATTATTCACGATGAAGCCATTGCGTTGAGACACCTTCGCGAGAAAAATTACTATCGGCTCAGTGCGTATTCTCTTACTCTACGTTCTTATAATCCTTGTTCTGGTGAGGACCATTTTCATGCAGGTGCATCCTTTGATGATATTGTAGAGCTTTACGATTTTGACGAGCAGTTTCGCTCTGTCGTTCTTTCAGCCTGCACTATCGTTGAAACCAACCTGAAGGCCTATGTTGCATATTATCATTCTCAAAAATATGGATCTACTGGATACCTAAACAACAAAAACTTTGAGGTCCCATGGAATCATGCCAAGTTGCTAAATGCGCTTTCAAAATCTCTGCATCTGCGCAAGGATGAGCCGTTTGTCCTTCATCATCACAATGATTTGAACGATATTTATCCTGTTTGGGTCATCGTCGAGGTGCTGTCTTTTGACCAAATTTCAATGATGTACAAAAATTTGCTTCCCACTGACCGTGCTGCGATTGCGCGCGAATTCTACGGCATTCCTTCTCGAAAATATATCGAAAACTGGACGCACTGCGCAGTTGTTGCTCGTAATATTGCCGCACATGGAGCACGTTTTTACCATCGCCCTCGAATCAATCCTCCTGCAAAACTTCCTAAAAGCATCAATGACTATGGTACAAAGCCATTTGGCTTTATATACGCGATTTATCATCTTCTGCCCACGTCCAGTCGAACACAGTTTGTAACAAATATTCAGGAGTGTTTTGATTCTCACCCGCTGGCAAAACCGTCTGAACTTGGCTTTCCTCTTCATTGGAAAGAAATCCTGATTCAAAACTAATTTTATATCAAATCGAGGTGCTTATTTATGTCCACCCGCAGCCACCCCGAATCTGCCCGCATCATCCGGGAGGCACGGCAGGCCGCCGGGCTGACGCAGCTGGAGCTTGCGGAGAAGCTTGATGTCACCATCGGCACGATCGGCTATTATGAGCGTGGAGCAGGCCAGCCCAAAACAGATAATCTCTTTGCGCTCTGTAACATCCTGCACATCAGACCCGCCGACCTCCTGAGCGCCGATACATAACCAAACGCCCCCGCCAGTGTTTCCACCAGCGGGGGCGTTTGTGTAAAAAAGATCCCGGCAGCCTTGTACGAAAAAGCTGCCGAGGTGCGCATGGGGGTGCAATGTCGGAGAAAAACGTAGTCAATGACTCTCTGCCTGCTGACACATCCAGTATACCATACCTCATGTGTATCGGCAAGCAGATCGGAAAGGAGTTTTTATGGCCAAAAATAAAAAAGGTTCTGACGGCCGCTACCGCTACCGTATCTATCTGGGCAAAGCGGACGATGGCAGCAAAAAGTTTAAGTCCTTTTACGGCTCCACGGAGCGTGAGGCCCGCGCTGCTGCCGAAGCGTATCGCACTGCCATCGGCAAGGGCATGGATCCGGAGCAGGCCGAAGCCACCTTAGGCACCCTGTACGATAACCTGATCGCGTCCAAAAAGGCAAAGGGCATCAGCCAAAAAAGCATTGACCGGCTGGCCACCAATAAAGCCCACTGGGGCGAGCTGGTGGACGTCCCGGCCTCTGAGCTGCGCGCGTCCGACTTCCAGCGGGTGCTCAACGCGCTGGCCGACTGGCACGACGGCAAGCCGCCTCTCTCCCACTTTACCCTCACCAATCTGCGCGGCAGCGCCAAGGCGGCGTATAACCTCGCCATCCCGGAGATCGTGATGTACAACCCTCTGATCAAGACCATCGCCCCCGCCGGGGCTGCGTCGGAGTCCCGCGACCCCATCACCGAGGCGCAGCAGCGCTGGATCCGTGAGACGCCCCACACTGCCCAGCGGGCTGCGATGCTCCTGCTCTACTCCGGCCTCCGCCGCAGCGAGGCCACTGCCCTCACCTGGGCCGACATCGACCTCGACGACGCCACCATCACGGTCAGTAAGGGCTACGACTTCCGCGCCAAAAAGGTCAAGATCCCCAAGACCCCTGCCGGCGTCCGCGTCGTCAGCATCCCCAAGGTCCTTGTCGATTATCTCCTCACCCAGCAGGACGGCTGCCTCTACGTGCTCCACAATCCCAAAGGCCGGCAGATGACTGAGCAGGGCTGGAAGCGCCTGTGGGAGAGCTACATGCGCGACCTTAACGTCAAGTACGGCTACGACGGCCAGCAAAACAAAAACCGCCCGGGCGGCCTGCCCATGCTCATCGACACCTTTACCCCGCACCAGCTCCGCCATACCTTCTGCACCCTGATGTACTTCGCCGGTGTGGACGTCATGACCGCCCGCGATCAGATGGGCCACAAGGACATCTCGGTCACGCTGGGCATCTACACCGCCCTCGATAAAAAATTCAAAAAGAAAAAAATCAATCGTCTGGATACCTACCTCAAAAAATCCTGTGCCAACTCGGGCTGA